AAACGATGACAAAATACTTTAAAGAAGTAGAATATAAAATGGATGCAGACTTTCTTGCTAAACTAGACAAGGCAAGAGAGTTTGCTAAAGTACCATTTGTAATTAATTCTGCTTATAGAAGTCCAGAACATCCAGAGTCTATAAAAAACCCTACCTCAAGTCACATTAAAGGTCTAGCAGTAGACATAAGAACAACTGATAGTAGAACTAGATACAGAGTTTTAAATGCTCTTATACACGTTGGTTTTAATCGTATTGGTATTGCAGATACATTTATACACGTTGATGATGATAAAGACAAATCTCAACAAGTAATTTGGACATATTAATATGGAAAACAAAAAACTAAAAAACAATGGCAAAGGTACTTTCTTTGGAAATCTATTAAGAAGTCTTGTAAATACTGGTAAAAACGTGTCACCAGTATTTGATGCAATCACAGGTGGTAAAATATCTCATATAGTGAAAGCTATTTTTAGTAATAAAGAACTAACAGAAGTAGAAAAAGAAATGTTAGTTAAGGAACTAGAACAAGATGTTATTGAAATGCAAGAGGTAACCAAACGTTGGCAATCTGATATGATGTCTGATAGTTGGTTAAGTAAAAATATAAGACCTTTAAGTTTAGCTTTTTTGACATTGACATTATTTATTTATATTATACTTGATAGTTCATTAGAATCATTCAAAATAGATTCTGAATGGGTATCTTTACTTGGTAACTTACTAATGCTTGTTTATGGTGGATACTTCGGTGCAAGAACATTAGAAAAAATAAGAAAAAAATAAAATAAAACATTATTTTTTTTATTTAAAAATAATATATAAATTTACATTTTTTTTATTTATAATCTTATATTCAAATAAATAAATAATATTAATAATAGTAAATAAATTTAAAAATAATATAATTTTATGATATTATATTTATATACTACATTTGTTAATAACAACATTTTATTTATATTTTAAATAGTTATATATTTAACATATAATTAAATTATCTTTCCCATAAAGTATTTTTTTAGTTTTGTTTTTTTTTATCATTTGCATTAAGAAGGAGGGTATAAAAACTCTCCTTTTTAAATTTTAACATTTCTTTAACACTTTTATATGTTTTTATTATTTAATTTTACACAAAATAATAAATTATGAGAGTAAACAATTCAGTATGGGATGCATTAAAATCAACGATTGAGATGCATACAAATCAAGACCACAACATCACAGATGTGTCAATTAACTATCAAGTAAAAGAAACTGATGGTGTTAAGAATATTTTAAAATTAAATGTAACAATAGATTAAATTATGGAAAAATTAAGAAAGATTCAAGCCGAATTAAAAGCACCAAAAAACCAAAGGAACAATTTTGGAAAGTACAACTATCGAAGTTGTGAAGATATCCTAGAAGCAGTTAAACCTCTACTAGATAAATACAAATGTACATTAACAATCTCTGATGAAGTAAGAGAAGTATGTGGAGTATTGTTTGTTGAAGCAATGGCATTTATATCTGATGGTACTGACTCAGTACATACTAAAGCACAAGCTGGTATAGACCCAAACAGAAAAGGTATGGACATAGCACAAAGTTTTGGTAGTAGTTCATCTTATGCGCGTAAGTATTGTTTAAATGGTTTATTTTTGATTGATGATACAAAAGATGCTGATTCTACAAACACACATGGAAAAGGTGCTAAATCAACTGAAAAGAGTTGGTTAAATAAAGATACTGTTGAATTTAAGAAAGTACAGACATACTTAAAAGGTGGAGGTAACATTTCTAAAGTTGAAGAAAAGTATAGAATATCAAAAGAAGTAAAAGAACTATTAAGTAAATAAATATGAACAACTTTGAATTAAGACCAACAGACAAGAAAGACCATTATAGATTCTTCATTAATGGAGTAGATGTAACTGGCGAACAAGAAAGAAGTGTATTTAGACACATTATAGGTGTTATTGATAACGGAATTACAACTGGATTATAAATTTAAAAACAAGTAAAATTATGAGTGCAAACAAAAGTTATTTATTAGGAGATGTTGAATTAAGATTAGATGAAATTAAAAAATTATCTCAATACTTTGAAGACATCTTAACATACAATTCACAAAGAGAATTATTACCAAAAAAAGATGAAAATGGTAAAGCATTAAAAAAATTAAAATTAAACTTTTCTATTTTTCAAGAAGGTAATTACGGTCAAAATGTATCATTTACTATTCCTCAATCAAAAGAACAAAGAGAAAATAATGAAAAGAAAAAGTATGTTGCAAATGGTAAAATTTACTACGCATCAGATGATTTACAATCTTTTGTACAAAGACAAGAATCTAAAGTAGAAAACACAGAGTCAGTCACAGCAGATGATTTACCATTTTAAATTATAAGGGAGGTGTAAAAGCCTCCTTTTTTTTTGACTATGTGGAACTATAAAGGACAAAGAATAAAATCAAGAGAAGATCTACCAGTAGATGCTATTGGTTTTGTTTATAGAATATTTAATAGACAGACAGAGCAAGTTTATATTGGTAAAAAAATACTACTTAATAAACGTACTAGAAAACCTCTTAAGGGCTATAAACGTAAAAGAATAGATTATGTTGAGAGTAACTGGATGAAATACACAGGTAGCAATAAGATTACAAAAGATTGGGACATAAAACATTGTTATAGAGAAATTATGTATATTTGCTATAATAAAACAATGATGAGCTATTATGAAACTAAGTTACAATTCAATGAAAACGTTTTAGAAAATGATAAATTCTTAAATGATAATATACTTGGTAAATTTTACAAGAAAAAAATACAAAAATATATAGATGACAAACAAAACAAAAATACAAAATGATGAAACAAAGAGAATGTTTATGCAACTCATGGAAGATGATGCATATGTTGATATTAGTAAAGATGTTAAATACCCACCAGTTGCAATAAGTTGTGGTACTTACAATGATATAAATCATAATGGAGATGTTGTAGAATATCATATTCCAATTGGTACATACGGAAATTTTTCTTTTATACAAGCACCACCAAAATCAATGAAATCATTTTTTTCTAGTTTACTTGTATCAGCATATCAAAGTGATTCAAATAAATATAGTGGTTTATTAAAAGGACATAGAAAAGGTAGAAAGATAATTCATTTTGATACAGAGCAAGGTAAGTTTCATTGTCAAAAAGTTTTTCGTAGACCAATACTAATGAATGATATGCCAGATGATGACAACTATTATACTTATGCTTTAAGAACAATGAGTTATAAAGACAGAGTTGATTTTATTGATTATATTTTAAATGACAAATTAGAAGGAAAAGATATTGGTTTAGTTATCATTGATGGTATTGCTGATTTAGTTGCAGATGTAAACAATTTAGAGCAATGTAATGAAACAATACAAAAGTTAATGAGTTGGACAGATGAGCTGCAATGCCATATTGTTACAATTATACATAGTAATTATGGTTCTGATAAACCAACTGGACATCTTGGTAGCTTTTTAGAGAAGAAAGCAGAAACACAAATTAAGTTAGAAAAGAATGGAGTTAATAAAGGATGGATAACAGCAGAATGTAAAAGAAGTAGAAATAGAGGTTTTGAAACTTTTAGTTTTACTATAAATGAAAATGGTTTACCAGAATTTGTTGATAACGATTATAATTTTTAAATAAAAAAGTTTTATATTAGCAGAATAAAAATAAAAACAAATGAATATTTTAGAAAAAGCAAATGAAATTATTAATTTACGTTCAGAAGAAAAAGAACGTCAATACGGACCTTTTAGTGAAGGTATGGAAAGAGCAGCTATGATTGCTTCAGGATCTACTGGTAAACATTTTACAGCTAAAGATATGTATATGTGTCTTGTAGCTTTAAAGTTATCTAGACAATCTTATAATCATAAAGAAGATAACCTACTTGATGCAGTAGCATATTTAGCATCATATAATAATTACGAAAACGGAATATAAAAACAAAACAAAATGGGAAAAATTTTATTTACAGGCTGTACAGCTAAACAAACAGATGATAACGCTTGGAAAAGAGCGAGGGTTAAAAGAATAGATGATAGTTCTATTATATGTAATTCTCTTAGAAAACAAGGATATAAAGTAGATAGACGTAAGGTTCAGTATGGAGATGATTTGTCTGAATATGATTTATCAATAGTTGGCGTAGGTTCTTTTGGAAGCAACAACTATAGTGGAGATATATTAAATGCTATGTATGCAATTTACAAAGCAAAAAATGTTATTATATTTCACGAAGACTGGAAAATAGATGGAACAATGAAATCTATTGATAAAATGTTAGATGATGAAATATTAAATAAAACTATAAGTAAAAGATGGAGTAATGGTAAACCTTTTTATGGAGGCGCTGATCATCCTAATTTTGATAAAAATATAGTTAAAGAAGTTGTTAGAAAAATATCAAATGGAGAATATGAAAATGCTTTAGTTCCAGCTTTTGATTGGGGTGACAAGCAAAAAGTTAGAGATATATTAAGAGTTAAAAATATTTTTAATGTTGATCTTACACCTTATGTATTAGAAAATTGGTTAATTCCTTCTAGCGTAGAACCAGTTGTAAAACAAAGAAAACACATGTTAGCATCACTTGTAGATCATAGACCATGGGTTAAAAGGAATAAATTTAAATGGGATGTTGATTATTTTGGTGCAAAAAGAATTGAAACAAGTGAATTATTAAAAACCGAATTAGATGTTTTTAATAAATGTAATAATTATTGGAGTATACTTTGTCCTGAATATCCACACTCAGGTTCAGGTTGGTTTAGAATTAGATATGTATATGCAGCTATAAGTAAATCTATATTGATTAGTAGTGATAATGATTTTAAAGCTTTAAATTTAGAACCTATAGATTTTGAAAATTCAAAAGATACAGAGTTAGCTTTATTCGCAAAAAAACAAAGTGAAAACATTTTAAGTTATATGTGGACTAAAGATACTTTTGATAAAAGAATATCTGAAATAGTTGATAAATTAACAGATAATAAATTAGATAAAACAAATGAGCAAATTACAAACAGGCAAACTTTATTATTTTAATTTTGCTGGTAGTAACTTAGTAGGTAAATACTATAAAAAAGAAAAACTTATTGATGGTTCTACTGTTTATATGTTTGAATCAAAAGATGGATATAAATATCCTGTAGATATTAAAAATATAAAAATTAAATAATATGTGGCAATTTAAAACAATTACAGATGCTTTTGAATATTACTATGACAAGTTAGATTCTCAACAGGAACAAGTTGAAACAGGCACTAAAGCAATGTACAATCAAATGTTTACTATAACAGATACTAGTGAACATATAGTTAAAAGTGACTTTAGAAAATTTAAACAAACGTATGCTGAAAAAGAATGGGATTGGTATAAGTCTCAAGATAGATCAGCTGTTGATATTGCTAAAGTAGCTAAAATATGGTATAATCATATGGATGAACGTGGTTATGTTAATAGTAATTACGGTTGGCAGTGGGGTAGAAATAATCAACTTGATTACGTTATAAATGAACTCAAGAGGGATAAATATTCTAGACGTGCATTAATATCTATATACGATGCAAAAGAACATAAGGAGTATTCTAAAGACACACCTTGTACACTTAGCATACAATTTTATTTTACACCTGATTCTAATTTATTACACATGACTGTGTTAATGAGATCTAATGATTTATGGTTTGGTTTTTGTAATGATGCTTATTGTTTTCTTAAATTACATGAAATGGTTTGTAAAACTTTAAATGTAAATCAAGGTTTTTATACTCATTATGCCGCTAATTTACACATATACAAAAGGCATTACAATAAGAAATAATGTTAAAATTTTTAAAAAAAGCTATTTATTTATTTTTTTTGTATATATTAGTCATATAAATAAAAACAAAATATTATGAACTGTTATAAAAATGTAAAATTCGAACACTTAGGTTATTCTGTAGATTATCATGTTGATGGTAAATTTTATGGCTCAAAAACAATTGAGTTTGCTGATAGAGAAACTATAGGTTACTGTGGTAAAAAAGAAGAAATAGCTACAGATGATATTATTTTCAAAAACAAGAAAATAAAAAAAGGAATGAAATATTATACATATTTATATCCTTTATGTGGAAGATCAAATATAAATGTTAACATAAAATAAATGTATTACGTATACTATATTAAAGGAATAAAAGTAGGATGCACTAAGGATATTAAAAAAAGAGTTGAAAAAGAGCAAGGCTATAAAGATTATTCTATTTTATTTAAAAGTAAAGATATAAAAAAAGCTTCTAATGCTGAAAGATATTATCAAGAATTATTGAATTACAAAGTAGATACAAACACATACGAACAATTAACAAACGTTAAAAATAAAAAAATGATTAAAAAAACAAACCATACTGTAACATTTAAAGTAGAAAAAAATAGTATTAATAAAGAATTTTTATTAAGCTTAGGTGTTATAAATGATTTAAATGGTAAAGACATAATAATATGTGAAGATTTAGCTGATTGGATTTTAAAAAATTTAAAAAAATCTCAATTTAATAATGAAATGTTTATATACAATCAATCATTAATAAATGCTCATGATTTTTTAATAGAAAATAATAGACTAGAAGATTCAAATATATTTGATTTAATTAGAGAATGGGCTAAAGATAAAGGAATATATAAATCAGGTGATGCTAGAACTCAATACGTAAAACTAATGGAGGAATCAGGTGAACTAGCACAAGCTATATTAAAAAATGATGAACCTGAAGTTATAGATGCCATAGGTGACATGGTAGTTGTGTTAACTAACCTTGCAAAACTTAGAGGACATAATATAGAAGATTGTATTAAATCAGCTTATGATGTTATAAAATCAAGACAAGGTAAAATGGTCAATGGAACATTTGTAAAAAATAACTAATGGAAGAAATAAAACTACTTAACAACGAAGTATTTAAAAAAGAAGATATCCTAAAGAAAATGATGGATGATGAGTTTTACTATGGTTATCTTGGTAAAAATGCTTTGTCTAGTTCTTCTTGTAAAAGTTTAATGGAAGGTCCTGAATCTTATGTTGAAATGCTTAATAAAGATGATAACGGAAAAGAAGGTCAAGCGTTAAGGGATGGTAGGTTGATACATTTACTTTCTTTAGAGCCACATAGGATAGATGAATTAACAATAATTGATTCAACAAAAGGTAGTAAGGCTTATAAGCTAGCTGTTCAAGAACAAATACCACAAACAGTTTATACCAGGTCTGAGTTAAATAGATGTAAAAGTATTGCTGATTCTGTTTTAGAAAATGATGAGTTTAGAGAGATTGTTAGATTTGCTCACTTTGAAAAACCTGAAATTGGATATTATAATAATTTACCTTTTAGAGGTAAAGCAGATATATGTTTACCTGGAATAGTTATAGATCTGAAAACAACAAGTGATATCAGTAGATTTGATGAAGCAGCTTTACATTGGAATTATGATCTACAAGCAGCATTATATTTAGAACTGTTTAATGCTTTTGAATTTAAATATGTTGTTGTTGACAAAAGAACACAAGAAGTTAAGTTTTTTGAATTTACTAATGATTTTATACAAAGTGGATATGAAAAATTAAATATAGCTACTGAAAATTATAAAAAGTATTTAGAAAATAAAGAATTCTACGATTTAGGTTTATGAGTGAAAAAGAACAATGTAAATTATTAGAGCGAGTTGCTTATAAAAGTTGTTTAGATAGTTTTTTAAACAATAAAGATAAAGAAGATATAATACAATACAAAAATCAATTAATAAAAGAAGGAAAGTATTGTCAATCAAATGGAGTAGAAAAAGCATTAGAATTAATAAAAATATACGAAGACTTAGATCTTAATGCCTAAATTAAAAAAAACTGTAGTTTTAAAAAATTTAAACTATAAAGCGCAAGCATACTGTTTTAAAAAAGGTTTTATTATTTATCCAGTAGTCTACTACAATAAATTTAAAGTATGGTACGAGTTTGCTGGTAAAGGTAAATACTACGACAATGGAAAGGAGTTTAATAATCAAGAATCTTTTCAAGCTATTTGGGATTTGTACACAAAAATCTACAAACATGATAAAAAGAAAAATAAATGAACTTAGTAAGATACGAACTTAAAGTAGGTTTTTTTAAAGGATTATTATTTGGCATAAGACATTATACTTTTAATGATATTGAAATGTATGAAGAAGATATAGTTTTATACATTGGTATCTTTCAAATAATAGTAACTAAAATATATGAGAAATAATGAATACAAGAGAAAAATGGGCAGAGATGCAAGAAGAACAAGATAGTATTGTTAAATCAGTTGTAAGTTCATATAGAGAACGTTCTAGGGTAGGTATTAATAAATACAATAATACTATGGATAGAAACGATTTAAGTACCTTAGAATGGCTACAACACCTACAAGAAGAATTAATGGATGCAACATTATATATTGAAAAACTAAAAAAAGAATTATGTACAAAAAAAAATTAATACAGAAACTACAACAACTAATTGATAAATTACCACCTTGCATTAAAAGACAAGATGCAATGGATGACTTAATGGATTTAAAGTTAAGCAAATCAGATTATCATTACATATCATTAAAAAACAAATACAAAGAGTTATGAATAAATCAAGCACAGAAAAAGGACTGATATCATTTATAGTAATGGCATCAATAGTGGCTTATATTATAATTGGCATTGTTTGTATTGTAATTTCGTAAATGTTAAAATTTTGTTAAAATTTGTTAATATAGTTGTTAATTAAATAAATAGTATTATATTTAACTATTATTAATTAAAACAAATATTATGACAATAGTAACAAGACAAGAGTTTAGAAGTTTAGAATCAGAAAAAATTGGACAATACCAATGGTATATAAAAGGAGCTAGTTTATCGCAAGAGGTTGCTCTATACGAGAGAATAGTAAGAGATTTAAAAAAAGAATATATTATAAAAAAATAAAAACAATGGGGAGGGTAAAACCTCCCTTTTAAAACAAAACAAGATGAAAAAATTACAAACTTTAGTATTGATTTTAGCACCAAGCTATTTTATAGCAAGAATGTTATTAGGTTTAATCTTTAACGTATAATTATGAAGAAGATGCTTACAAGATTCGGAGAGTTCTTATTTGTGCTACTTATGATTATGATAGTTGCTTATATGTGCTTATGGTTTATATCAATGATATTAATATTATTTAACAGTTAAAAACAAAACAAATGGAAGAAACACTAGACTTAATAAAAAGTTATGTAAACATAACAGACAATTTATGGTTACAAAGACAAGTAGAAATACTTGAAGTTCAAATAAGATTAGAGTTAGAGAACGCGAAACAAGAATACAAATAATATGAATCTAATTAATATTATAAAAACAATAGACCCAGAGTATCACAATAGAGATTTTTGTATAAACTCATTGCCAAATGAAGTAACTTTAATTTCAGATACTGAACAATACTTAATAGAAGTAAGTTTAAAAGATGAGATATTAGAAACTAATTTTTATCAAGGAGAAGAAATATACAAAGCATCAGATGATGAAATAGATTACATCTATAACTATCTTGAACAATTATTGGCAGACAAGATAGAAGAAACAAAACAATACTATAACGAACATAATTACAATTACCAAATATGGAACTAACAAAAAAGAATTTAGAAAAGATTAGTGGCGCAATAATAACATCATTTGTAAATCAACACTTTTTAGAAGAAGCAATGCATACTGGTTTATTTAGACATAGACTAAAAAATAATATAAATAGAACTATAAAAGAATTAATGCATATAGAATCTGAATACTATAATAAGATTGAAGATGTAGATGACAAAGGTTTAGGAGATAAACTTATTGCAAACAAATTAGAGTTTGTTAAATGGGTGTTAAATGAATTTGACTTTAATGATTTCTGTAAAATACAGGAAATATGTAAAGCATACACGTTAGACAAAGAAACACTAACAAAAACATCAGATAAAATATTAACTTTTAATGGAGTAGCTGAAGATGAGATATAATTATAATAGAATAGCAGCAGATGAATTAGCAAATGATTTTTGTGAAATAACAAAACTAGATATACTTGATAAATCTAGATCAAATGACAAAGCATACTTTAGAGCATTACTATATAAAATATTAAATGAACTAAACGGTATGAATGATAGAATGATATCAGACTGGTTTGCAGAAAAAGGAATATCAAGAAACAGGTCAAGTATTTTTCATGCTTTAAAAAAGATAGATGTATATTATGATAATTTTACAAGGTTTAGAAATGTATATGATATTTATTTTAATGATAAAAAAGAAGAAACAATAAAGAAAGAACGAGCTAAACTGGAACGTTTAAAGAACAGAACTAAATCAATTAAACAAGTTATATTAAACAAAAAAAAGGATGCACTAGAGTTATTAATAGACACTGTGCCTGATAAAAGAAGAGATGAAATATACGAAATGGTAAATATGCGAATAAAATCTTGGGAATGGAAGTCAAGAGATAAGTGTGAAATAATAGAAAGCAGTACATCAATGGAAGGAATGCATTGGTAACGAGTTATAATATGAGTATTAGGGGAATCGAAAAAACATAAAACAAAGAGGTGCTTAAATAGTTAAATTCGCACTTAAATGCAGCAAGCCTCTTAATCCCCTATTACTTATATTTATTGTTGTATGTCTTTTTTAATTGTATAGAACAGTTATACAAGTCACGTTTTAATGTGTTTTGTGATTAATTTAAAATCATTATAAATTACAAAACTAACTATACAAATCTTTTAAATTGTCATTCTAGAATTATTATATAATTATATTTTTATTTAGTAAACAATTATTTTTGTATATGCTTAATATATAAAATAGTATTAGCAAAATAATAATTAGATGTAGAAGCGGTAACTATACACTTTTCTTAGTGTTAATATCTTTTATTTTTTATATTCAAATATATTTTTTACTTTTAGAAAAACAGTAATACATGTTAGAAAAAGTATTTGAGTCCCATAATAAGTGGATAAATACAACATTAAAATTTGGATGCAATAGAAAAGAGGCAGAAGATATTGTCTCTCAAATGTATCTTATTATAGGTACTATGCTTAAAAAAGGATTAGATATATCTTACGGTGACGAAGTAAATTACTATTATATTTATAGAACATTAAGAACTTCTTTTTTACAATTAAAGAATAAACAAAAAAAAGAAAACAAAATACCAATTGACTTAGTTGTAGATCTAAGTAGTGGAGAATATGTAGACTTTGAATCAGCAAACGACTTAATTGAACAAGAAATTAAAAAACTACATTGGTACGATAAAAAAGTATATAACCTTATACAGAGTGGAGATTCAATAACAGAACTATCAAAGAAAACAAATATTACATACCATTCTTTATATAACACATATAGAAAAGTAAAAGACAAATTAAAAGAAAAATTAGAAGAATGAAATTAGGAGACTTTATAGAGCGCATTACATATTATACTGGTATCAAATGGATATGGAAAAAATTATATCCAAATTGTAAATGTAAAGAAAGACAAGATCAATTAAATGATATCCAATTATGGTAGAAGATAAAATTATTTGGCAAGGCGTAAAACAAAGAATAACGTCAACAATGTCAAATGAAGATTTTAAAATAATGTGTAAACTACATTCAAAGTATTTTAATCACAAATACAGTGAACCTTGTACTTGTAATAAGAAAATGTTAAGAAACTGGATTGAACAACTAAACGAGAAGTTATTATAAAACTAATCAATAAATAAATTTAAAGCCTAGCAGTAAAATGTTAGGTTTTTTTTATTATATAATTATATGAATAATCAAATTATTTCAAATGTCAGAAAATAAAAGAGGAGGAAAAAGAGAAGGTGCTGGTAGAAAGTCTAAGTCAGAAGAAATGCAATTAGTTGAAATGCTTAATAAACATATTGACAAAGATGAAGCAATTATAAAATTAAAAGGAATGATTGATGAAGGTGATTTTAAAGCAATACAATTATACATGAACTACATGTATGGTAAACCAAAAGAAACCAAGGACATTTCTATAACATCTGAGCAACCTTTATTTGATCTTTAATGTTTCAAACAACTACTGCAATAAAGAAGCTTCACGCACTTAAAAAACGTAAGAAAGTAATTCAAGGTGGTACATCAGCTGGTAAGACATTTGGTATTATACCAATACTTATTGACAGATGTATAAGAACACCAGGTCTTGAAACAAGTGTAGTATCTGAATCTATACCTCATTTACGTAGAGGTGCTATGAAAGATTTCTTAAAAATAATGATGGCAACAAATAGATTTAGAGATAATCAATGGAATAGGTCTGCTTTAAAGTACACATTTACAAATGGTAGTTACATAGAATTTTTTAGTGTTGAACAACCAGACAAATTAAGAGGTGCAAGAAGAAACGTATTGTATGTGAATGAAGCAAACAATGTACCTTTTGAAGCATACACACAATTAAGTATTAGAACAAGTGGAGATATATGGATTGACTTTAATCCAACTGCTAATTTTTGGGCGCATAAAGAAGTTGTAGGAAATGATGATGCGGATTTTATTACATTAACATATAAAGACAATGAAGCATTACCAGAAACTATTGTAAAAGATATTGAGTCTGCAAGAGATAAAGCAAAGACAAGTACTTATTGGAGCAATTGGTGGAAAGTATATGGTCTTGGACAAATAGGAAGTTTAGATGGTGTATGTATTCCAGACTGGAAAGAGATTAAACAACTACCAACAGAAGCAAGGTTATTATGTTACGGAATGGACTTTGGTTATACAAATGACCCAACAACATTAATTGGTTTATATAAATATAATAACACTTATATTTTAGATGAGGTTATACATCAAACTAAATTACTAAACGTAGATATATCAAACATACTTAAACAACTTAATATAGATGATATAATATATGCAGATTCAGCAGAGCCAAAATCAATTGCAGAATTAAGAACATACAGACATAAAGTAATGCCAGTTAAAAAAGGTAAAGATTCAATTGTGTATGGTATCAACTTAATAAATCAAAATGATATTTATGTAACCTCAACAAGTAAAAACCTAATTAAAGAATTACAGAGTTATAGTTGGATGAAAGATAGAGAAGGTAACACAATTAATAAACCAATTGATGCTTTTAATCATTGTATTGATGCAGCACGTTATGCAATTACATCACAGTTAAGTAGTCCAAACAAAGGTAAATACAATATAAGATAATGAGTAATGAGGAAATGATTTCTACTATTCAATGCTTTATACATCATAAAACAAATAAGCAAATAAGAATATTGAAACCAAAAACACCAAACCAGTTTTTATTACTTACAAGTCTATATGAAAAATGTATAGGCTTTTTTATAAGACATTAATATAATAGTATTATATATATATGAAGATTGAAATAAACGTACCAACATCATTAAGTGAAGTTACATTAGGACAATATCAAAAGTTCTTAAAGATAGCAGAAGATAATCCAGAAGGTAATTTCTTAAATGCTAAAATGATAGAAATATTTTGTGGAATACCTTTAAGTGATAGCTACAAATTAAAGATGAGTAGTGTTACTGCTATTATAGATATACTTAATGAGTTGTTAAGTCAAACACCAAAAAGGGTAGAGCAGTTTACAATGAATGGTGTTCAGTATGGATTCATACCAGACTTGGACGAAATGAGTTTAGGAGAATATGTAGACTTGGATGGTAGTGCAAATGATTGGAATAATATGCACATTGCAATGAATGT